GCAGGTCGGAGAGGTCCTCGACGTTCACGATCAGGGGGGCGAAGCCCTTCGAGACGCGCTCGACGTCCGAGCCGATCGGCTCTTCCCCGGTGACATCCCTGGAGCGGCGGGCCGACCGCGACGTCGCGGAGGCGGTCGTCTCGGCTCCGGTGCTCGGTCCCCGGCTGGTGGGCGGGTTGGTGGGCATGGCTTCCTCCGTTTACAGGCCCGGCAGCTCGATGCCGAGACCCTCGCCGATGTCGTTAAAAAAGGCTTGCGCCTCGCGGGCCTGGTCGGTCCGGAAAATCTGGGCTGACTGCTCGAGGATCTCGGCGATCGGGGCCGGCACCTCGACCGACTTGCCCTTCGGGACCATCACCCGCCAGCCGTTCCAGATGACGACCTGATACGTCGGCCGGCCCGTCTCCGTCTCGAACTTGCGGTCGTCGTCGCTGCGCTCAACCGTGATCCACTTTTTCGGGCACGACTCCAGGAACCGTCGCGCTTTGGTCGCGCTCCACTTGGTGCGGCCAGGGATCGGGGCGTCGTCCTCGGGGGCCGAGACGTCGGGTGGCGCCGTTGGGCGTGCGGTCGTCATGCTGTCGCACCCGTCTCGATGCGGAGCCCGACCCATTCTCTGAGAATCTTCGCGCCGTAGCTCGTTTTCCAGCCCGCGACGCCGAACTGACCGAGCGCGTCGTCCTTGGTGGGGGTCTCGACGGGAACACCAGAAATGCGAATGCCCGAGTCGCCCTGGTCGGTGACCGACGCGGTTGGCTGGGCCTCGAGGCCGACGGTCCCGAACCAGCGCGGCGCGTAGATCAGGGCCGCGTAGACGTTCGCGCCCGTGGCGCCCGCGCCCGCGAAGAACGGCGCGTCGGTCGACTCCTCGAAGAGGACCCCGTGCAGGGCGCCGATGGTGCCCTTCACCAGCGAGTTGCCATTGTTGGCTGACCCGCCGTTGTACACGTTCATGTTCTTCCAGTCGGCGTCGTTCTGGAGGTCGTACGACTGGTCGGGGTGGATCAGGCCGTGGTAGAAGCCGTCGCCGAACCGGGGGACCTTCGCCCGCTTCAGGGTCCGGACGGCCTCGCGGATCTCGGCGCCGTTCAGGATCATGGTTGAGGCCACGGTGACCCTGGAGGTTGCCGCTCCCGCGTATTGCACGTTGGTGCCGCCGGCCAGGTCGTTGATCAGCAGGGTATGCAGGGTCTGGCCGGCCTGCTCGCCGAGCAGGGCGTACGCCTCGGCCCAGATCGGGTCAATGCCCTGGTGGACCAGCAGGTCCGACAGCTTGACCCAGGCGCCGTACTGGAGGACGGCCTTGGTGACCTTGGCCGCCGTGATCGCGGTCTCGGCCGGCGGCACGCCCTCGGTCAGGGCGGTCGTGGCGAGGGCCAGGCCCGCGCCCGTGGTGGCGACGGTGGTGCCACCGTAGACGCGCCACTCCATCGTGGTGCCCTGGTGCTTGGCGATTGACGCCTTCTGTGAGCCGCCGAAGCTCCCGAACATCGGGGTATAGGGCAGCGCCCGCTGCAGCAGCACCATGTTGTAGGCGTTGCGCTGGGCAGCTGACATTCCTGCGAGTGTCTGCGGAACAGCCATGGGTCAGTCCCTCTCTGGTCTCATCGCTCGGCCAGGTCGAGGTGGGCAAGGTCGCCCTTGAGGGCGCGCTCCACGAACGCCTCGGCGGCGTCGGTCCCGGGCCTGAGTGAGCCCAGCACCGAGCTGAGGTCGCCGCGGGGTGCGGCCCCGCCAGCAGGCGCGCCGCCGGGAGCGCGGCCGAGGCCGGCGCGGACCCGGGTGGCCTCGTGGGCGGCTTTCTCGGCCTCGTAGCGGCCCTTCCACTCGTCCCGGACCCGGGCGGCAACCGCCTCGAGCACGGCGCCTGGGTGGCCGCCCTGCTTGCTGACGTCGGCCAGCACCTGGCCCACGTCCAGACCGTCGACCCTCGCCTGGCGGAACAGCCGGTCGACGTTCGAGATGACCTTGCCGAGCTCGCGCTGGTGGACGGCTCCCGCCATCCGTCGGTTGTCTCGCCAGGTCACGAACGCCCTGGCCTGCTGGATCTCCTGGTCTGGCACGTACTCGCCGCGCTGGAGCTTGTCCACGATCTGGTCGTACTGCCGCTCGGCGTACTGGTAGTGATGGTCGGGGCCGTACCACTGGTCGTAGCCAGCTCTGGCCTCGGCATCGGCCTGGGCCGCGGCTTCAGCGCGAGCCCGCATCTCGGCGGCTTCGGCCTGGGCCTGCTCGAGGTCGCGGAAGAACCGCGGCCGGCGCTCGGACTCCCACTGCTCGAACAGTCGGCGGGTCTGCCCGCGCGTCAACTGCGGCAGGTCGGGGTTCGGCTGGTCGTCGTCAGGCCGGGGGCCGGCTTCCTCAGCCGGACCAGGATCTCCGACGGGGACAGGCGCCTCGGGCGCGGACGGGGCCTCGGGGGGCGCGGTGATCTCCGCGTTGGCCGCCTCGATGGCAGCGGCGAGCCTGTCCTCCAGGCTCTCGGGTGCGGGAGCGGCGGCCGGCGCTTCCGTCTCGGCTGCGGCTGGCTGGGGGGTCCCGACTGGCTCTTCCACGGCGTGGCCCAGAGGTCTCGGCGTTCCTCACGCCGGCTCCGGGCCGCATACGGGCCGTATCGGGTACCTGCGCCTAGTCTAGCAGAGCGGCGACGTCCTCGCTCACTGGCGCGTCATCGGCCGCGACGATGACCGTTTGCCACGCGCCGCAGTCCTTACAGCGCCGCTTGACCACCGCCCCCGAGGGCGACCACGCCGCGAGCAGCACCGCGCCGCAGCACCGTCCGGTCTTGGGATGGGTGGCGTCGCAGCGGTAGGGGACCAGCTTCGGATAGGCGATCACGCGTAGCCTCCCATCCCCGGCGACGTTCCGCCGACTTTCCGCCGACTTTCCGCTGGTTGTCCGCCGACATTCCACTGACGTTCCGCTGACATTCCGCTGGCTCTCCGTGTGACAGGGGTTAGGAGGGGTTTTAGGGGGGGTTTAGGGCGGTTTAGGGGGGTTTAGGGGGGTTGACGACGTGAGGAGTCAGGCGAAGGACTCCTGTCTCCTGTCTCCTCGTTCACCCGTACCCGCCCATCCCCGACGGCATCTGCGCTGGGAACGGCCGGCGGTTCGACTCGTCGCCGTCAGAGCCGCGCCCGAACAGGCCGCGGCCGGTCTTCCGCTTCCAGACGTCCTCGATAGCTCCCGGCGAGAAGCCCGCCGCGATCAGGTCAGAGGCGGTGTCGTGCTGGGCGTCTCGGAGCGACGGCCGCGGCGGCTGCGCGGCCTGCTGGAGGTAGCCCTGGGGAGAGGGCGGCATCCCCTGCATCCCCTGCTGCTCCATCGGTGGCTGTGGGGGCTGCATGGGCTGCATGGGTGGCTGTGGGGGCGGCATCGGCGGCTGGGGTGGCGGCGGGGGTGGCATCTGCTGCTGCCCGGGAGCTCCGACGTAGATGTTGATCGGCGTCCCTGGGAACTGTTGGGATGCAGACTGCTGGTGGTAGCCCTGGGGCTGAGCCCAGTCGTCGCGGACCGGCGGCTGCGGCAGTGGGCCGGTCGCACTGGGAGGCGCGAGCGGCAGGGCCGATGGCTGCGGGCCCATCCCCGGGGGCGGGGCCAGCGGCAGGGCCGATGGCCGCGGGCCCATCCCCGGGGGCGGGGCCAGTGGCAGCTGCGCCGGGGCGGCCGGCGGAGCGACACCCGGCCCCGCGCCGCCGCCGCCGAGGATGTTCCCGATCGTGGCGCCGAAGGCGGGCGTGCTGCGGGCGTTGGCGTCGGCCACGGCCTGCCCGCGTGGCGCCATCCAGCCCGATCCCAGGGGCGAGCCCGTGCCGAACGGCGCGTCGGGGCGGGCGTCCGCTGCCGCCTGCAGGTAGCCAGGGAGCGATGGTCGCTGCACGTCCTCAAGCCCTCCTAGGCTGCGGGCGAAGTCCCGCTGCGCTCCGAGCGTGTCCCAGATCGCGTGTGCGGCCACGGCGCCCGTGCCTGGGGCCATCTTGTCGGCCTGCTGGCCGAGCGAGAACGCCAGCCGTGACATGTCGTTGGCAGCGCCCAGCCTGGTGTTGGCCGTCTGCTGCTGGGCCTGCGCCCAGTCCTGGTCCGCCTGAAAGAGGGACCGCTGGGTCGAGACGATGTTGTTGAGCTCCGAGACCCGCGTCTCCGCCTGCTGGTGGATCGGCAAGAACAGCGCGTCGGCCTCCTGCTTGGTGATCTTGCCTGGGCCCGTGCCGACTCTCGAGTAGATGTCGCGCTGGATCGCCCCCAGCTCGGAGGCGATGTTGCCGTACGCGAGCTTCAATTCGGGGTAGGTGTAGGTCGGGGTCTGTGGCCCCTGGGCTTCTCTGAAGACCAC